TTATCGAATTTGCAATAAGTTTGATATAGCATCCGCCACCAGGGTGTCTGCTTCTCTGACCGCATGTGTGTAAGTATCAAGAGTTGTTTTAACATTTGCATGTCCCATACGCTGAGAGACCGATTTGATATTAAACCCAGGTATTTTGCCGATTTGATTTATTAACATAGTTGCATGAGTATGGCGCATATCATGCAAACGAATTCTCTTAATATCGTGCCTTTTTGCAAATCGATCCCACCATGTATTTAAAGAAGTAGGATAAAGCGGTTTGCCACGATCACCACCAAATAGTAAAAGCTTATCTTTATCTCCTGGACAACCTTCCCACAACTCGCCTAACATCAATCTGTTCTTCTTTACTTCTCTTAATAAGATCGCTGCTTCTTTCATTACTTCCGCTGGCAATGAGACGGTGCGATTTGATTTAGATTTAGGCTCTTTAAAGCGGTATCCATACTTTTTAGTATATTGTAAGCTTTCATCAATACGTACTTCATTCGTATCAAATGAGAGATCACTTTCATCAATTGCAATTAGTTCACCGCGTCTGAAACCACCGGTAAGAGCAAATTTGATGGCTACTCGGTGGAATAAAGATGCTTCCTCATCTAATAATTTAAAAAGGTCTTTGATTTCTTCCTCGGTGTATATGTCGTACTCTTTATATGTTACTTTTGGTCGCTTCACAGCTGCCACAGGATTTTCATTTATCAAACGCCAATCAGCAGCTTTCCCAAAAATATCTCTTAAAATTCTATAACGAGAGTGGACGCTAGAACTTGATGCATCTGGATTTTTCTTAGTGTAATCATCAAGAAAGTTGAGAATATGAATTGGTTGAACCTTCTCAAGCTCCATTTCCCCAAAGTATTCAAGAATTTCCTTGTTAACTATATAGTCGTAAGTTTCAAGTGTTCCCTCATCTAATGACTTAACGGCATATTTTTCTTCCCAATCAGTGAGAAACATTTTAAAAGTTCTTTTTTCAGGCTTTATATAAGCACCTGCCTCATACTCCCTTTTGAATTTATACCATTCATCTTCTAAGTATGCACTTAGCTTTCTTTTTGACTTTAGTATTTTAGGATCTTCAACCTTGATAGGCTTGTATTCTTTTTTTCTATTTCCTTTTGTTCCTACTTCTAAAATAAGACGGAATGACTTTTCTCCTCTTTTTTCGATACTAGGCATAATCTATAGCTCCTTCATAATGCTTTTGAAAATAATATTTTGGATTTGCAATAACATTGCGTAAGAACATATCCAACCTTTGGTGAGCAAACTCATACGTGACACCAAAATTTCTAGATATATAAGGTGCAGCATCATATATTGAGTTTGGTATATCTATTTTGTTTAGAATGAAGCTTGGAATCGCAAAGTGATACATAAATGCATTAGCCTGGTTCTCCTGCATCTGTTTAAAGAGATAATGAGTATTATTTTGTGTTCCTGTGTGTTTTAAAATATGGCACAGCTCATGACAAAAATCTTCTCTTTGTCGAAAAGGGTCTTTTCTTTCATCTATAAATATTGCTTTCTTATTTGCAATGCTTAATGCTTTTGATTCAATAGGTTTATATATAAGTGAAATATTAAAATGACTAGCAACAGTTTCTATGTTTAATGGCTGCATATCATTTATCTGTAATTGACCATAAATATCCTTAACTTCTATTTCTAATGCGGAATACATGTAACTCAAAATAGTCACCTCATATAATAGGAATGTATGTTCGTTTTTTGTGTTAAAAAATAAACACTCATAGTGAGTATTTATTTAAAGTTTGACCGTAACCTTCTCTTCAGGGGTAATTGTAGTTCCATTACCAACGGAACTATCAAAAACAAAAGTGATTTCTTTTATCTCTTTAGGATCACTTTCAAAAGGTATACCTTGTGTTATATCCTTTTTTGCACCTGAATAAAGTTCCCATTCTCCAGATTCAAGTAGTTGGTTTTCTTTAGCGTTAACTTGTTCTTTTGTATTCAAGATAATATGTGATATTTGGGGCCAAAGTAAATCAATTTTCCCTTTGTTCTCTGCTGAAAAAGAAATTTGTATGTAATTAACGGGGTTTTTTAGTTTCAATTTAAGCCCTTGTTGATATGATTCGAGAAGATCATCTGAAATATTAGATATACTCAAAATTTTTACGTCTTTGATAGTTATTGACAATGGATCAAGGTCAGTGGTTTCATCAACAACTTTAATATTTTTTAATTCATATATTTCGTTGTCCTCACCTTTATTCTTTTGACCAATTTTTGTCAAAGGACCTTCAACATATTCTCCTTGCTTTGTTTCTCTTTCCTTGTTTTTGTTAGATTCTTCAGTAGTAGCTGTATTTTTATTGCTACAAGCACCGAGGAATATTAAACAAATGAAAATTAAAGATATTAGTCTTTTTTGATTCATTGATTTCCCCCTACTGCTCACTTTAAATCTTGTTCCAGCAACCAAGTGAGGAGTTTTTTTGCTTCTTCTTTCGTTATGTTCCCATCGCGGCTAGCCAATAATGTCTCTGGGTCTTTTAGAAGATCGTCAATGTAATCCGCTTCAGCGCCTTTGACAAGGTAATCTATAGAAACATCTAATAAACTGCTAAGTTTAATAAGAGTAGCTATATCAGGTTCAGCTTTGCCGATCTCATATTTCCCATAACCCTGTCTTGTAATGCCAAGAAATTTAGACATGTCCTCTTGGCTATAGTTTTTTTTCTTTCGGGCCTTTCTAAGACGATCCCCAAACGACATTGCTCTCACCACTTTCCATTTATAAGTCCATTATAAAGAAACAAACAGTTTCGTAAACAAAAAGAAACTAAAATGTTCATTTTAGGTGTTGACGAAACTATTTGTTTCTTTTATTATGTAATCAAGAGAAACAAATAGTTTCATAAGGAGTTGTGTTTTATGGATAAACAAAGAATTTCTATGCTTTTGAAAGAAGCACGGAAAAGAAAGAAATTAACACATCAAAATGTTGTTGATCGCTCAAAAATACCTATTACAAGGCAGTATTATGGTGCCATTGAGAGAGGTGAGCGTACACCAAAAGTTAACGTAGCAAAACAAATTGCTACTATACTTGAAATTGATTGGGTAATTTTTTTTGAAGATGATGTAAACTAAAAGTTTCTTTTTTATGAAAGGAGTCGTTGACTTTATGCAACGTACTGTAATAACGCCATCTGAAGCAGCTGAGTTCTTAGGGATTCATAAGGAAACAGTTTATATCAGATGTAGAAACAAAGAACTTCCTCACTTTCGAGTAGGAAAGAAAATTTACTTTCGGGTTGATTCCCTGAATGAGTGGATCAACAAGCAAATCAATGAAAGTGTTCAACCAGAGAAAGCAGAAGAAGCTTAATCACTTCATAGCGTACAACATCTTTTTTTGATTGCCTGTTCCGAATTGGAACATGTTCCAGATTGGAACATTGAAAGGGGGTGGGGAGGTTGTGAAGTTGGGTGTGGTGCTTCGCAAAGCGCGATTGCAGGCAGGTATTTCCCAGGAGAAGCTTGCGGAAATGCTTAGCCGCTCGCGGAGCTGCATTTCAAAGATCGAGAATGATCAAAAGATGCTTGATGTACCTACATATGTACGGTGGATGGAAGCCACAAACGCTAAAGAAGCAATGATTGCTACATTATGCGGCATTGATCCACTGGCAGTCACACAGCAAATTACCGCCATTATGGCTTTGTTTGGAGGATGAAGATGAGAAAAGCGATTTTCAAGAGCATTGATCATGAAGGGATAACAGCTGAAATGATCTGTATTGAACAACTGCAAAAAAGATTAATGAAAGCATTAGAGCGTGCGGATATAGATACGGCATTAGCAGCTCACAAAGATATTGCTAAATCTTTAAAACAAATTCAGCAATATGAAAAACAATCAACGGTGAAATTGTTGAAGGCAGCTGCAAAGATTACGCCTGTAACATATCCGAAATCGTTAAAAACAAAAATGAAAGGATTGATTTAAATGAAGTTTGTATTTGTGGCAAGCAAATTAATGAAAGCGAAGGAAGTCATTGAGGTATGTAATGAGCGGTTCAGTGAGGAAGGAGAAATTGCACTGGCTCAAATCGAAACGCAATTAAAGTCACGTATGGATTTTGAACAAAGAAAAAAGCAGCAAGCTCCTACACTCACTGCTTAGTTCATGAATAACGAATTGATCAATATGAATTATATCGCTCTTTAAAGAGCACGACAAGTTTTATTCTTGTCGTCCGGCTTGCGGATGGACAATGCACACACCCCATCCCCTCAAATCATGCACCATCCGCAGTCGGACGATGCGAATAAGCATCATTAAATCATAGGAGGAAGAAGTAATGAGAGAAAAACCTGTTATTCAACCTTTTTCAGAAAGACGTGGCGATCAAGTCCGTTTAGCGAAAGTTGGAGGAACAATTGTAATGGGATTTCATGAGGAACTCGCTTTCTATTTTCCTAATCAAGAGGCTTTTGAGGAATATAAAAAGCTCACTGCTGATGCGATCAGAAGAAAGGTAGGGGTAATAGCATGAACATTGAACATCCAATGATCACGCAAATAAATGCTACTGGATATCCCAAGGGCATTGAAGTGGTTGATGTTGTTGGAACTGACTACTTCGGGGATGAGATTTTCTCAAACGATGAGTATGTCATTGATAGAAATGCGGGTGAAATGATCCTCGTTGATAACTTGGAACGCTATCTGAAGGAACAACTCGATTTTACCTTTGTGAATGCAAATTAAAAAGGTTCACTCCCACAAGTGAACCTTTCCCAAAAATTACAGAATAAAGTGTCAACCCCTATTATAGCAGGTTGACACTGTAAATCAATGGAGGCATTGATATGAAACTCACAAATAATCATTTGGAAATTATGAGAAGAATCGGTTCGGGTGCAACGATATGGGGCTACATGGAGGCACGTTTGTTAAGAGAGGTTCAGTCTTTCGATCCATCATTCATCAAAATTATTACAGGTGATGAATTAGAGAAGCATGATCCTAGTGTTGCTCAATTAACAGGGGTAGATCAACTCCCTTACTTCGGAGCTTCTCTGACAAGCGATGGTTTTGCCTACCTTGAAAGAAATTTTAAAGAAGGCAGTGAGAGTATTGAATAAGACAATCAAATTATCAGAACTCCATCTATCAAATTTCAAGGGTGTTAAATCATTCACCCTTGAAACAGGTGGAGAAAGTGCAAAGGTCTATGGTGATAACGCTACAGGCAAAACAACGTTGTTTGATGCTTTCACGTGGCTGCTCTTTGATAAAGACAGCCAAAACAAAAAAGACTTTGAGATCAAGACGCTCTCAAAAGATAACAAAGCAGTAAGCGGCGTGGATCATGAGGTATCGGCTGTCTTACTAATTGATGGAAAGTCGGTTGAGTTGAAAAAGGTCTATTCAGAGAAATGGACCAAGAAACGGGGATCAGCAAAGCAAGTCTTCTCTGGCCATACCACCAATTATCATGTGAATGGTGTACCAGTGAAGAAAAAAGAGTTTGCTGAGAAGGTCAATGAGATTATCTCTGAGGATATTTTCAAACTGATAACTTCTCCTTCTTATTTCAATGAACAAATGAAGTGGCAGGAGCGTTTAGACGTACTCATGGAGATCGGAGGAGCTGTGACTGATGAGGACGTAATTAAAAAGAACAGTTCTTTATCCGCTCTCCCTTCAATTTTAGATGAAAGAAGTCTTGATGAACAAAAGAGCATCCTTGCTGAAAAACGTAAAAAGATCAATAAGCTCTTGGAGCAATATCCTGTCAGAATCGATGAAATCAATCGTTCTATTGAAGATGTAACTACTCTTAACCAAGAGCAATTGAAAGAAGACTTAAAAGCAATACAGGCATCAATTGATGATATGGAGAAAGAAGCTCGCTCTATCAAAGCGGATGCAGGAGCAGATAGAAAGAAGCGTATGCTTCAGCTCGAAGGCGATCTGCAACAAATTATGAATGAGTATGACTCAAAAAGATTTCAGGTAGTGAATGAGAAAAAAGAAGCCTACTACAAAGCGAAAAACGATCTTTCTCAAATCCAGAATGATCTCAGTAATTTGATCACGAAGAAAGAGCACTTAACATCTTTTCTATCTCAAATAGATAAAGAGCGCTTTGAGTTGCGAGAAGAATGGTCTAAAAAGTACGAAGAATCGTTTGAGGATCATCAAACAGATTGTCCAACATGTGGACAATCATTGCCGGAAGAAAAAATTCAAGCTGCTATTGAGAAATTCAATTTGCAAAAAAGCGCCTTCCTTGAGCGCATAGCCGATAAGGGAAAGCAATTAGGAATTGAATATGACAATAAGCAAGATGAGCTGTATGAAGTTGATGAGCAACTTCAAAAGTTGAATTTGGAAGAGAAATTTAAGGCTTCAAATTTAGAAAAACTGAAAGAAAATATGGAACAAGCTGAAGCGTCTATTGCTCCGCTTTCCGATAATCCAATTTATCTAGCCAAGATCGAGGAGATTGAGGAGATCAATAAAGAGATCCAGTCTGATGAGCAGGAGACAAGTGGAACTGTTCAAGCCATTAATGAACAGATCAAGGAAAAACAGCAGGAAATGACCTTGATCCGCAATGATCTTTCTCGCATTGATCAAGCTCAAAAAGCCCTCAACCGAATTGAGGAGCTAAAGGAAGAAGAACGTAAAATGGCTGATGACTACAATGAGATCGAGAAAGAGTCATACCTGATTGAAGAGTTCATCAGAACCAAGATGAACCTTATGGAAGAACGGATAAACAGCAAATTCAAATTTGCCCGCTTCAAGCTCTTTGAAGAGCAAGTCAACGGCGGTTTAACAGAAACCTGTGAAACGCTCTATGATGGCGTGCCTTACTCTAAAGGCCTAAACAATGCGGCACGTATTAACGTCGGTTTAGACATCATTAATACGTTAAATGAGCATTATGGTATTTCTGCTCCGATCTTCGTTGATAACAGCGAGGCGGTCACAAATCTTATACCGGTCAATGCACAAGTTATCAGCTTGATCGTTTCTAAGCAAGACAAGGAGCTGCGAGTTGAAACTGATGACAACTTGCTGACTGTAGATTGTGAGGTGATCGCATGAGTGAAGTGGTAGAGGTGAAAGTTCTTTCAGGTATAGGTTGGGAAGATTGCAAACGTGAAAAACTTCTGATTGATGGTAAACAGGTCATGGACGTTCGTCCGCTTTCTGAATGTCCTGAAGATGCAATCTTGGAAAGAGACTTAAAAGGTCCATCGGATTTTGCTGAAATCCTAAAGACCTTTCTAAGAGAGCATAAAGGCAAAAAGGTCAGATTTATTTATGAGGAGGATACGGATGAGTAATCAACAATCAAATCCAAATACAAAATTGATGGAAAAACCTTCAGTATTTGCTGTGAATGGAGAAGAGGTAAAACTCACAGGGAATACGGTGAAAACCTACTTAGTACGTGGTAATGCAGATGTAACGGATCAAGAAGTGGTTATGTTTATCAACCTATGCAAATACCAGAAACTCAATCCATTTTTGAATGAGGCATATCTGGTGAAATTTAAGGGATCGCCAGCACAAATTATTGTTGGAAAAGAAGCATTTATGAAGCGTGCTGAAAACAATGAAGAATTCGCCGGAATACGTGCAGGAATTATTGTTGAACGGGACGGTGAAATGGTGGATATAGAGGGTGCTATTAAACTACCAAATGACAAATTGTTAGGTGGATGGGCCACCGTTTATCGAAAAGATCGTGAAACACCTACACCGGTTCGGATAAGTTTTGATGAGTTCAGCAAAGGTCAATCAACTTGGAAAACGATGCCGATGAACATGATCCGCAAAACAGCCATTGTTAATGCTTTAAGGGAAGCCTTTCCTAATTCTCTTGGAAACATGTATACGGACGAAGAAACACAAACACCGGACACAACTGAAACAGTTGCTCGTGAAGTAAATGAAAATGCGAATTCAGAAACTATTGATATGGATTATACCGTTCCAGAAGAACCGATAAAGGAGCCAGAAGAGAAGCAACAGCCATCTGACTCAAAACCTTCAGCTTTAACCGAGGAGCCACCATTTTGATTGAGATCAAAGCTATATCGTCAAGCAGTAAGGGGAATTGCTATCGGGTGACTGATGGTAAAACCCCGCTCCTTTTGGAGTGTGGTATCACTTTCAAAGAGATGCAACGTGCTTTTGATTTCGATATAAGTTTCGCTGGTTGTCTCATCACTCATGAACATGGTGATCACTGCAAGGCATTGAAAGATGTTTTGCGTGCAGGAATCGACTGTTATATGTCTTCTGGAACGGCACAAGCTCTCGGAGTGGAAAATCATCACAGAATCAATCTTGTAAAAGCCCGACAGACGTTTAGGATCGGCACGTGGCTTATTATGCCCTTTGATGTGCAACACGACGTATCAGAGCCATATGGCTTCCTATTGGCTAATGAGGACGGAGACAAGCTCCTCTTTGCCACTGACACCTATTACATCAAATACAAGTTCCCTGGACTAACACACATCATGATTGAGTGCAATTACGCAGAGTCCATTCTGGATGCAAATATCGAAAATGGGAGCATCCATAAAAGCATGCGTAACCGCCTCATACAGTCGCATTTCAGCCTTGAGAATGTAAAGACATTCCTAGCTGCAAACGACTTGTTAAAAGTGCAGGAAATATGGTTGTTGCACCTATCTGACACAAACAGTGATGAGCAACTATTCAAACAAGAAATAGCAAAACAAACAGGAAAGGTTGTCTATGTTCCGAAATGAGCGAGCTTTTTAAAACAGCTTATCCCTATTGTTTTATTACTTTGGCCAGATCGACTGCTCCGCAGATGCGGAAAAAGGTATTGGCCATGTACATAAGCACGTATATGGCTAAGTATGAACCGCATCTCGAAGTAGTAAAAATTGAAGGCAAATACGCTATTTGTAGACTCAAACGCAAGTAGTTGGGAAGGAGGAAGTCATTTGCGAGGGTGGATCAAATTACATCGAAAATTACGTGAAAATCCAGTATTCAATAATCCTAACCTGCTTAGGCTTTGGCTCATCTGTCTTACTGAAGCGAGCCATAAGCATCATCAGCAGATGATAGGTAATCAGGTGGTGGAATTAGAGCCTGGTCAATTTGTGACTGGTAGGTACGATATTGCTGAAATGTTTAACAAAGGGCTTAGGAAAAGTGATCAAGTAACTGGCAAAGTTACAGTGTATCGATGGCTTGAAAAATTAGAGGAAATGAATTTTCTGAGCATCAAAAAGAGCAACAAATTTTCAATTGTAACCATTAATAAATGGGCGCTTTACCAACAAGAAATTAAAGAAGTTGATCACCAAAATGATCATCAATTGAACATCAAAAGATCATCAGATGAACATCAAATGATCACAAACAAGAATGTTAAGAATGTAAAGAATGTATATGAAGAGGAAGAAGAGAGATCGCCAGTAGGAAATGATTCTCCTTTCCAACAAATCGAAGACAAGTATCTATCTCGAAGAGGTGGAGGATTGATGATCACTCCTAATGATGCTCAAGCCATTGAGAGGATCATACAGGAGCAGATACCCCTTGAAGACATAATGGTGTGGATCGACGAGATATTCGATCAATACCGACCAAGACATAGAGCAGATGGCATCAAATCGTTTACTTACTTGGAGAAGGGCATTCTTGATCGATGGCATGCCAAAAACAATCAACCTAGCAACGTATCTGAATTTAAACCTAAGAAACAACAAGACAACTTATCAGCATTAGCTCAATACGCCGAAGAAAAAGGCATTAAGTTTGGAGGAGGATGATTAGCATGACTGAAGAACAAGCAATGTCTATTCTAACAAGAATTGCAGCTGCGTATCCAAGATTTGAACTCTCTACAGATGAGATTGGAAAAGAGAGAATCAAGATTTGGTTAGAGCATTTAACTGCACTGCCTCATACGGCAGTTTCAAAAAAAGTTGATCAACATATTGCTGAAAAACGTTTCCCTCCCGCTATCGCAGAGATACAAGTACATCAACCAGAACCGAACGACTTCATAGAAAAGCAGAAAGAGTGGGAAAAGAATGCAAAATTTGCGAAACGTAGAGGCTGAACAGTTTTTGCTCGGCTGTATCATCCTTGAAGGCGATTTAATCAAGGAAACAGCCTTAGAGCCTAAACATTTTGCTGAAGAGCGTCACAAGCAAATTTTTGCCGCGATGAGGGATGTGGACAAGCTAGGTAAGCCTGTTGAATTGGCCAATATCGCTGCATCTATGGGAGGCACTTTGAATGAAGTTGGTGGATTTGAATATTTAACTAACCTAGCAAGTGCTGTTCCATCTACTCATTCATTTGAAACCTATGAAACATTAATTTACGAGGCTTTTAGACTGAGAGATGTGCAAAGTGCTGCTTTAGCATTTGCCAGTTCTCCTACTGATGAGGGCATCACTGAGCTTTATCAAAAAACAATTGAAGCTCAAGAGGTTGGTGTAAAAGAGACTCGCACGAAAATGGATGTATTAACCGAGATTTTCATGAGCATGGAAGAAGATCATGGTGATCTAACTGGAGTGGACACAGGTCTTGCAGATCTTAATGCCATGACAGGTGGTTGGCAAAAAAGCGATTTGATTATCGTAGCTGCTCGTCCGTCGATGGGGAAAACAGCATTTGCTCTCAACCTTGGTTATAATAACGCGCAAAATGGTGGAGTAACCGACATATTTTCACTAGAAATGTCAGATACACAATTGACTCACCGTATGTTAAGCAGCGTAGGGAGTATTGAAGGGACAAAGTGGAGGAATCCAAAGAAATATTTTAGTGAGGATGATTATGATAGAGCCAACAAAGCTATGGGTGAATATGAAAAATTAGACATTTATATTCATGATCACCCCACTCAAACCGTCGCAGACATTCGCTCTAAAATACGTAAAACAAAGAAAGATCATCCTGATCAAGATCATTTAGTCATCATTGACTACCTGCAGCTCATTACACCTATCGGAAAGTCAGAAAGTAAAAACCATGAGGTGGGAGAAATCACACGAGAACTTAAGAATATGGCCAGAAGTTTCAACGTTCCCATCATCTTGTTATCGCAGCTTTCACGCGGCGTAGAACAGCGAAATGATAAAAGACCTATGATGTCTGATTTAAGAGATTCAGGGAGCATAGAACAAGACGCTGATATTGTGACTTTCCTTTATCGAGATGATTACTACGACAAAAAAAGCGAAGCTAAAAACATTGTAGAAATCATTTTTGCAAAACAACGAAATGGATCAACAGGAACAATAACTGCTGCCTTTGTAAAAGAGTACGGGAAGTTTTTAAATCTATCGCGGCAAATGGAAGCCGCAATGTGAAATGAGGAATGAACATGACAATCAATAGCGAGCAACGCAAACAGTTCTTGCTCAAAGAACTGAAGCGCATTGGATATAAACCGAATGAGAATGAAAATCTCAAAAAACTATCACTCTATGAGCTCGAAATGCTAGTCATTTCAGTCAAGGGTGAGCGAGGAAATAAGGTTTTAACATATAACGCGAGGATGGAGGCATTCGAATGAAAATAGCATTCACCATTTACGCTGAGCCAGTTGCACAAGGAAGACCGAGGGCTGCACACAGAAATGGGATGACAAGGCTGTATGATCCGAAAAAATCAAGAGATTTTAAGTCTTACGTGAAGCTGGCTGCAAGTGATCATCGTCCCGATCAACTCCTTACAGGTCCGCTTGAATTGAAAGTAAAAGTTTATAAATCATTGTTGAAAAGCTTCAGCAAAAAAAAGGCGGCAGAAGCTGAAAGAGGCGAGCTGAGACCAGCTAAGAAGCCAGATGTTGATAACTACATTAAAGGGATAAAAGATGGCCTGAATAAAGTGATTTGGCAGGATGATAGTCAAATTGTTGATCTGCATGTAAGTAAGTTCTACAGCAGCACACCAAGAATTGAAGTCGAAGTATCTACTCTTACACCAACCCACGAGGAGGAACAAATATGTCTTTTATAAATTTCAATGGAAAAGTTAAAAAAATGAATCACAAGCCTAAAGGGATTACAGAATTAGTGTTGGAAGTGCCAACAAAGGAGCTAGGTAACAGAATTCAAAACCTTGCAGAAATGATTGATAAGGACGTGAAAGTAGAGATTGAAAGTGACATTGTCCGCTATAACGTTCAAATCAATGCGAACACTGAACGACCAATTGTAAATTATCAAGTTGATCAGAGCGGCGTGGTTCACATAGCTGATCCTGAGCCGGAACAGTTAGAGGCTGAACTTGGTTTGCCTGAAGAAAAACCAAAAATTGAAGAAAAACCGATGGAGATTAAGCGTGAAGTGGTGGATCAATTCATCATTGAAGGCATGGCTCCAGAACAGGAAGGTTTCCCAGAGAATATGGCTGACATTGCGAAAAGGCGAATTGAGGGTGAATCATACCGCAAGTTGGCCACAGAGCTTGAGATGTCATCCGGTGCAATCGTTGATCTGATCAATGACTACCGAGCAGCGGTTGCTCCGCTCGCTGAAACATGGTGGGACTGGAAGCAGGATCAAGCCAACGAAGCTGAACCGATGCAAACCAAGAATGAAGAAGCAGCTGAAGGCGAAAAGGGTTCAGAAGATAGCGTTCCAGATGAATACGATCTTCCTAAAGATGATCAAAAAGATGAGGAAGACGGGGCTGCATAAGATGGCACGTAAACGGTCAAAACGGTGGTTCTTGCTTTATCGCGAAGAGGATGGACAGCGCGTCCACCTCTATGAACCACTTAAAAAATATGAACTGCACAGTCGGATCAGGAAAGGGTGGAGGGTTGTCAGATGATTAATAAAATCAAGTTTTTCTTCAATCATAAATACTTCTTCTGCTTCAAATGTATAAACATAGTTTCGGTGCGTCGTGGTTATTGGCTGGATTTTAGCACTCGGGTTTTTAATGGTCCTTGCTGCTCGAAGTGCGGAAGGAGCTTCAAGAAATGAAACAGATTGTAGAAGGCGATTGGGTGGAAGCTTTGGGTGAAGTTGCACGCAAAATGTTTCATATATCTGGTTACGTAATTAAAGTTACTGACAAAAATATTTTAGTGAAGCCGCTTAAGGGTAAGTCTACAGCTGTTCCTAAACATTGGGCTAAAAACTTAGATGTAACAATTACTGAAGATGATTTGAAAGCTCTTATTGACTTGTCCTTAGACTTAAATGACGAACACCTATTTAGAATGTGTGTACGTGATTTACAAGCTCTTCAGGACAAATAAAAAGAACCAAAGCACAAGGCTCCGGCTCTAATGAATCTCGACAATTCATTATAACATGGGAGGCCTTGTGCGCATGAATAATCCTTACAAACATATAGACTCTAACATCTCCATTGATAACTTTATGACCAAAGGAGAAGTGAAAGTCATTATCTTAGATGGCCATTCCGATGAAGTGTTCTTGGTGGAAGCACCTATTTACGGGAAAACGGAAATCACTACACGTGACGGCCAATTCACAAATTTAAATTATTCGAGTTCACACAAAATAAAATAGCAGGAGCTTCCTCCTGCAGGGAGGCAGTCAAAATGAAAGAAACATGGTATTCAAAATCTCCGGATGCTGAATTTTGTATCGTCAATACAGCGAGCGGATATGTTGCCTATTGGCGTTCTTATTTACTTGCAGAAGGAAAATGGAGAGAGTATGGCACATATCAATCCTATGCAGCAGCACGTCGGAATCTTGGTAAAGTCGGTTGCGCCGGAAGTATGAAAAAGGTTGAGCGGCTGCCATGGGAAAGCGTGGCATGACCTTGAAGGGAATATGTCTCACTGATAAGTTTACACCGCTAGAAAAGGGTGTAGAATACTTTCTCTTTCCTCTCGGTGCCGCTCATTATTATGTATCAAAATTTGATAGTCCTGGCTCACACTATGGAGCATTTGAAGCCAGGCATTTTTTAATAAAGCAAAAAGAACAACACCAGGAACAGCTGACACTGTTCTGAGGGAGGATCATATGGAGTTTAAACCATCTGAAAACACGTCATATGAAGGGCTTTGGATGGCTCTGGATGACATCAAACGACGAATAGGGGATGCGGTGCTGTCTGGTGATCGCATCAATAGCCCTTACATCAAAGGACAAAGAACAAAAGCTGAAACAATTAAAGATGAGCTGCTGCGCCGATTTAATGAACAGGCCAAGCGAGCAGAGTGAAAAAAGAGAGGGAGATCATTATGAAACTGAGAAGCATTTTCTATTTAAACGTACAAGGCATACGACTTTTGGGAGGATGGGATCACTATCCTAGTGAGGACGAAATGCGAAACGCATTAATTAATATGTACGGCTCTTGTACTCACTTAGGAGAACGGCCAATTATTTTTGAAGTCATTAAGCAACAGACTTTTTATCAAGGAGATATACAAGATTTGCAGAGGGATTATTGATGGAGAAGCATGAATCGAACGGGCCTGTCATATTCACGCTGCTGGCTATCATAGCGATTATAACGATCGCTGGATTACTAGGAAATTAAACAGCCTAGCGGCTTAGGAGGAAACACGGTATGAGTAAACATGTGTTAAAGGAATTTGAAACGCTTAGGGAAGCGGTTGAATTTATAAAAGGTAGGCTACCAGAATATATTACGGAATTTAACAGGTACTATGAATTGTTTTTACTATACTCAATTGATGGCGGTCTTTTCTTCGTCTTTGAATCAGATTATGCCCTAGCAAGCTGGTTAGAAAGCGTTGCATGGGATGATTGGGGTTTATGGGAACTTAACGATCCTTCAAAATTGTTGAATGAAGATGTAATGGTATGGCAGTTTCATAGAGATTTTCTCAAAGAAATGTTTGAGGGTCTTTACAGGGATTCAAAACCGTTTATAAACGGTTGGTCCAGACAACGTAAAAAAATTGAATTTCAAGCAGTTCCATCATTCTCATTAAACTAAATTGAAAAGGGGCCAACTGAAATGAACACCAAAAAAATAACTATTCCCGATCGTGATTCGAATGGTTGCTTGGTCGGATCATTTAAGAACACCACACCAGCAAAGGAATTTTACACAGTCAATCACACTGCTGGCACGCATCGGATCAAGATGACCATCTATAAATATAAAAATTGGACAGGCGTTAAAGGCCATATCTACACGCCAGCTTTCGAGGTGAAAAAATGAAGCTGTTGAGCATTGGAGACATTCTAGAAGATTTTCATGGCGATACAAGCATGGGCCTATACCTAGTTGCAAAGCTATATTTCGGGGAAATGTTCGGTTATAAGTACGCTTTAGTCAGCCTAAAGGGTGAAGGTGTCGCAAATGGATTTCATGATAGTCTACAGGAATTACAAGACCATCCCTACCTCAAATCAATGGTGCATGTGAAAGGAATGGAGGTAGCGGAATGAAAATCTCAAATTTAATGGCTAGAGAATTCGTTTTGTCCATTATAGAAGAAGAAGCGTCTATTACCACTGCTGAGGATTTGGCTGATCACCTATTGCTTAGAGAAGACGACATCATCTTATTTCGCGATGAGGAATTTATCAATTTTGATAGATCAGAACTTCTTGCTATCAAGCACAACATTTTACACACAAAAATGCATGGACATGATCTAAATGAAATCGAAAAAGGGATTCTTGAAAAGATTGAATTAGCTTTTCAGCAATTAGAAGAATAAATCAAACGACATAGATCGGCGCAAAATTGCCCTGGTCTATGTCTTTCATTGTTTATAGGAGGAGGTCGAGAAACATGGGAGCTGAACAAATGTGTTTACTGCCAGAGATCGATGAGAAACAAGTCAGAAATGCTCTGATCAAAGAGTTGAAGGTCTACAGGGCCCTGAAGGTTAAGGAAGAAAACAGAAAAGAACAGGAGGCAAACGGGGCAACAGGTCTGTTCCCTTCTCTAAGGAATCAGGAAGTTTTAAATGAACTGAAGGTCCGACAGATAGAAAGAGCGCTAGAAAACAGCTTAGATGAAATTGAGCAAGACATCATTCGGATGAAATACCTGACTTCACGTGTGGTGAAGGATTTGGAGGTGTGTGAAGAACTGGGTCTGAAGAAAGACCGGTATTACAAATTGAAGAAGCAAGCGACGTTTAACCTTTCAACAGCACTCGGAATCATCTGAGTGCTGTTTTTGTATATATGGTATTTTAGGATCATTTATAAATAGATACATATATTGTATATTGGATTTGTTGTAAATAAATTGGAAAAGGAGTATCAGAATGAAGAAATTTGCTTATTCGATTTTCTTTATGATTTTTCTGTTGACGGCATGGTTATGGACAAGTGATGCTGAAGCTAGTCAATTAAAGGACGGTATCACAACATACAAAGAGACACATGTACTAGAAGTTGACGAAAATGGACATGCAAAAGAAATACAGAGTAAATCTGATATAATTGACCAAGCAAGACAACAATTTAAAAACCAACCTCATGAGCCACCTCAAAGAAATATGCCACAGGGTGACACCGTAGTGCTGCAACCATCCACTAAGAATAAAAATACTAATAAGACTCCAGACGCTAATACTAAAGTCGCGAATACAATTGTCATTGATACATTGTTTAAGTTAGATCAATCGAAAAAGGCAATTACTCATAGTTCCACAATTCGTAGCATTATAGGCAAAGCAAAGCCGGTTATTGTAATTGTAGGTAGCACTCTATTTGTAGGAGATGATTATGCGGGGAAATATAACGCAATTTCAACGTATACTAAAGAATTTACAGGTTCTCAGATAAAAGTTGGTGCTACAAAATCAAAAACGTATAAGATGGTTAAAACGAAATTTGTGTACAAATCCGATATACTAACTGCCGGTTGGGTCGGAAGTGCCCCAGGTACTAAACAGAGTACAACTGAAACATATTTAGTTAATAAAAATGCTTATCAATATCCGCAAATTCATAATAGTCATAGTGGTAAATCATTGCCGGCACCAACAAAAGCAAATATGAAATGGTATAAGCCTGAAGATAGGGTTAAGAGAGATAAGGACATCCGTAATAAATATATCAGATGGTATATTGGTAAATACGGAGATCCTAAATGGGATTGGTCTGGTTTAGACATACACCATGTTATACCTTTAGAATATGGTGGAGATAATAAAATGGGTAATTTATATGCACTCACAAGAACGCTGCATCAACAAGAGGTTTCTCCTTGGTGGAGAGGATATAGATAGAAGGTGAAAGATTGAGTAGGATCGTGCAGATATTAGAAAAGCTTGAAAATCAATTAGATGAGAAGAACATCATCAAATTCTCGGTAGACGGTGAAGTCTATGAAAAGTGCTGTACCTTCAATGCCCCAGCCGATCAAGAAAATATAAAACAATTTGAAAAGAAACATCATGCATTGCCTAACGATCTCAAAGAGTTTTTATGTCTACATAATGGCGCAAGAATATTTGAAGACATAGTTTTTGGGAACAAGGTAGGTGGAGGATTACACGTTTTCAGTTTAGAAGAAATCGAATCTGAGTTGTCTAATGATTTTTTTGATCAGGCTGATGGAACAGCTATTGCCGCTCTTTTTGAAGGGTGCTACTTGATACTAAATAAGGAAAATCCCAACCTTTATCTATTTGAAGACGGTTTAGAGTATAGGCTGCTTGATGTAGATTTTGAAACTTTCCTTCAGAAGTATATTGCATTTGAAGGCGATGCGTTTTGGGAATAATAGAACCAAAGTGTCCATGTTTATGGGCACTTTTTTATTTGCATTGCCGATAAAAAACCGAGAAAAAGCCGACAAAAAGGGGGATAAAAAGGGGACCTTTTTTCCTAAGTGGATCATCGTATGATAGAGACAAGCAAAACGAACGTGAATATTTTGTCCAGAAGGAAGAACCTGCGGACGCTGATCATTGAGCACTTTAAGTGCCTTGATTGGTGTCCGCTTTTTTTATTGGGAGACGCGTCTTTCCCTTATCAATGGCGTATCTGGATACGGAACAAAGGTGATGAGGAATGTGGCCAAACGAGAGGGACATTCTGAGCCTGGATAGCAGCTGGTCTGCGGCGGCCGTATCGAGGACAGTTTTTCATTTTAATTGATGATTGACTGTACTTGGCATCCTCTCGGAGTGTAGTCATCATTTCAAAATCTATTTAAGCGAATAGCGTAAGGCGGTGCTTATTCGGCAAGGAGAGTATGAACATGAAGATCAGGGATTCTGTTTCTAAAGAGACATTAAAGCAATTTAAAAGCATTGCTCCTGGTTCTAATAGAAAGAAGGAGAACGATGCTGATCCCATTACGAATAGGGATTGGGAAGAAATCATGGGAACGAGACGCGAAACGTATCAAAGACAAGGCGGCCGTATCCGGAGAAAAAGATAACCTAATGGGAACAGTCGTCTTTTGGGTGTATGGCTGCAGGTGCTTTGGTGAGGGATAGGAGCGCAAAAATATAAAAAGGGAGATGATGAGCATGGCATCAGGATTTGGAGTATCTGCAAATCCAACAAAAGCAAATCACAAAATCGGAGAGGATAAGGTCGTACGAATTGCGGTGCAAAACCACAACGACTTTAGTGCTGGGCCAAACCTTATTCCTCAAAGAAAGGTTAATGGCAAATGGGAGACAATTAAAACAAATTCCCCGAACCCGCTTAACCCAGGTGAAAAACTTTATGATCAATTTGACATCAAAGAATCATTCGGTAACAAGAAAGGCACTTATCGATTCAGAGTGGACGTAGAACGCTACGACAAAAAGGGCAATCATGTTGCAACCCTTGGAACATTCTACACTAGCGAATTTTACATCAAGTAAGCAGCTGATGCCGCCTTCAGGGCGGCATCATTTGTTTTTATAGGAGGAAACAGCGATGAACATCAAAACAATTCCCGTACATAAAATTAACCCATCACCATATAACCCCCGAATTGATCTGCAACCAGGAGATCCTGAATACGATGCTCTTAAAAATTCCATGAAGAAATTTGGTTACGTTGATCCGTTAGTTTGGAATGAAAGAACAGGCCATCTTGTTGGTGGCCATCAACGTTTCAAAATAATCATGGAGGAGAAACCGACTGAAATTTTGGTATCAGTGGTTTCTTTAAATGACCAGGACGAAAAGGCTCTAAACATAGCCTTAAACAAAATCAGTGGCCATTGGGATGAAAACAAACTCGAAAAACTTCTAACAGAATTAAAGGATAACAATCTTGATCTAGAAACTATTGGATTTACTGAAGAAGAATATGAAGATCTTTTAGACAGTGTTTCTATTGAAAATGAAATTGTGGTTGTTGAGGAAGATAATTTTGATGTGCAAGAGGCACTAGACAATATAAAAGAACCAGAAACAAAGTATGGGGATGTATGGCGGCTTGGCCGACATACCCTAGTGTGTGGAGACGCGACAAAGATAGAGGATGTTGACCGATTGATGTCTGGCCATAAAGCAGATCTAGTCATAACTGATCCACCTTATAATGTAGCTGTGAAAAGTGATAGTAAAAAGTTAAATGATGATGGCCATGCATCAATATTAAACGATTCTATGGATGATGGTCAGTTTGATTTATTTTTAAGAGAAGTGTTCCTGAATTATTCAAGAATCATGAACGAAAAGGCAGCTATATATGTTTTTCATGCCGCTTCATATCAACGCGCTTTTGAGAATGAGATGCGTCACGCAGATATTGATATAAGATCGCAGTGTATCTGGGTGAAAAACTCACCGACATTCGGATGGGCGCAATATAAATACATGCACGAACCGGTTTTCTATGCATTCAAAAAAGGCTATTCACCTAATTGGTATGGAGATAGAAAACAAGTTACTGTTTGGAGAGCTGATACCTCAGAAGAAGGAGAACCAGCAACAATTTGGGAAGTTTCCCGCGGTGATACTACAAAATATGTTCATCCTACACAGAAGCCGCTTGATCTTATTAATATTCCCCTAAGTAATAGCAGTAAAAAAGGTGATAGAGTAGTGGATTTCTTTGGGGGAAGCGGGTCGACTCTTATGACATGTGAGCAAACTGATAGAGAGGCCCTTCTTTTGGAGCTCGATCCGTATTTTTGCGATGTAATTAAAAAGAGATTCGCTGAATTTACGGGAATTGAACCTGAGTTGATTTCTTCTTTATAGAATAAAAAAAGAGGGTGCTGACAACACCCTCCCTTTCAAAGACAGAAATAAACTCCCTGCCTAAGAGCGTGATCAAGACGCGGCCGCGTTTGTAGGAAATATCACGCTCTCATCCACTATTGTAATGGAGGCAAGGGAGAATGACAACAGAAAATACAAACACACGTTCCCTTTCTGACGAAGAAAAGAAAGAAATGCTTATGATCCTTCAAGCTGAACAGGCTGAAGGTATTGATAAATCAAAAGAAAACTATCGTAAAATCGCTCAAGCTTGCATATCTCAATGGGTCAGAGATTTTAAAGCGGGAAACATCAAATTGTCTACTGTGGAAGATCTGAAGAAGCTCATAGAACTCGACATCGATCTTCAGAAGCATGACGAAATATAAAAGGATAGGCACTTTTCACAATTTAGATAATAAGGTGTATTAAATTGTGAAAAGAGGTGTATTTTTTAATGCCAGGATCTGAAAATCTTATATGGGGTACAGAGTATTATGAGCCTTACTCAAGGACTTGTTATCAAAGAATTTGTGCATTTGGAGTATGTAGAAACATTCCCTATCCTTGTATAGGGATGAGAAAAAAATATTACAAAGTATTCATAGGCTATAACTATCCTAGTGTTTCTGAAGCGCAACAATTAATTATTCATGGATGTGCTAAAGTGGCAATTGATGTAGCTACACCTATTGTTACAGCTGCAGTGGCTTCTTGTGCTGGTATTGGACCTGCGTGCATTGGAGCAGTTGCATTAGCAGCAATAGCTGCAAATAAAGCAGGTAGAGAGGCCTTTTTTGATTGTTTGAAAAGGGCGGGACTCCCTCAAGAAATTATCAGTCAGTGTGAGATAGGAGTCTATGATCGAAAAGGGAATGCTTAGTTGTATTTAATTTTTAAAACAAACTCAAACTTAATTCAGCAGCTCGGAGGTGGGTGATATGTAATGGCTAGACCGAGAAATCCTAAAAGAGATCAGGCATTCCAACTGTGGAAGGAAAGCAATGGAACCCGCTTACTGAAAGACATTGCTGAAGAATTAGAGTGTTCTCAATCCCTTATCCGCAAGTGGAAGAACCAAGACTCTTGGGATGAGAAATTGAATGGTAACGTTACTAAACCAAAAGAGAAAACCAATGGTAACGTTACTAAACGTCCTGGTGCTCCGAAAGGGAGTAAAAACGCCAGAGGTAATAAAGGAGGAAAAGCGCCGCCTGGTAACCAAAATGCTAAAGGCAATAGGGGTGGCGCAGCTCCTAAAGGCAACAAGAATTCATTCAAGACCGGTGAATATGAAACGATCATGTTTGAGTACATGGATGAAAAGGAGCAGAAGCTTTTTACTGAGATTGAGACTGATCCTCTGTACCAAATTGATCTATCAATACGATTGTTGAGCGTTCGTGAAACAAGAATGATGCGCTTGATCACTAAATACGAGAATGGATTGACTGATAAGCAGCGGACAGTCTTGCAGCAAATGCGGAAAATGAAAGATGTTGTTCAGGCTCCAGATAAAAATGGTCTGATTAAAGCTGTTCCGATAACTAATGAACGTCTAGCAGTGGTCCAGATCGAGGAGACAGACTCACCGCTGCTGGAGAAGATATTGAGCATAGAAGACGCTCTGACACGTGTGACCGCACAACGTGATAAAGCCATTAGGCAGAAAGTCGACATAATGAAAACAATGTCTGAATATGAATTGAGGCTTCGTGGCCTTGATCTTGCAAACCGAACGAGAGAAGCAGAGCTGGAGCGGATCACCGCACGTCCTGTTGATGATTCTGTACAAATAACAATTAAGCGGAAGAATAAAGGTGATGGCTGATGGTTCAAATGATGGAGAAGGAAGTCAATCCACACTTTGAAGATTTTCTCTTTGATTGGGATCAGAAGTTTCAATTCTTGGTGGGCGGTTACGGCTCCTCCAAAAGCTATCATATTGCCCTGAAGCTCATCTTAAAGTTGCTAGATGAAAAGAGAACAGCCCTTGTTATTCGTGAAGTCTATGACACGCACAGGGATTCTACGTTTTCTTTATTTGAAGAGATCGTGAATGATCTTGGACTCGATCATGTCATTCAGTGCCGGACATCACCGCTCATGCTTAAATTTCACAATGGCAGCCGGATCATCTTCAAAGGCTTGGACAAGCCTGCCAAGCTGAAGTCGATCAACAACATCTCGATCATATGGATTGAGGAATGTTCCGAGGTTAAGTATGAGGGATTCAAGGAGCTGCTTGGTCGTTTGCGTCATCCAACGCTGCAGCTGCACATGATTCTATCGACGAACCCTGTCGGCCAGGATAATTGGACGTACAGACATTTCTTTAAGGATGATCAGAACAACCGCTTCACCCTTGATGACGAGACACTATACAAGGAACGTACTATCGCTATCAACGATACGTACTATCATCATTCTACAGCTGAAGATAACTTGTTCCTTCCCGTCAGTTACATCAAGCAGCTGGACGAACTAAAGGAATACGATCCAGACCTTTATCGCATAGCCCGAAAAGGTCATTTTGGCATTAACGGAATTCGTGTTCTTCCTCAATTCGAGGTGCAGCCGCATGAAGATGTAATGCTGGCCATCTCAAATATCAATCGCCCTTTATTTAGAGCAGGCATGGACTTTGGTTTCGTAGAGTCATATAACGCTTTGATTCGATTGGCTGTCGATCACGAGAAGAAATATCTATATGTCTATTGGGAGTATTATCAAAAGGGCACAACCGATGATGAAACTGTACAAGAGCTTATCGAATTTACAAAAACAAAAGAGCTGATCAAAGCGGATGCAGCTGAACCGAAAACAATCGCATACTTCAGGAAGATGGGATACAACATGGTGCCGGCTCATAAGTTCCAGGGATCACGTTTGCAGTACACCAAGAAGATCAAGCGGTTCAAGAAAATCATTTGTTCCGACTCATGCAAAAATACAATGTATGAGCTTCAGCCGCTTACTTACAAGACAGACAAGAACGGTAACATCATAGAAGACGAATTTAAGATTGATCCTCATACTTTATCGGCCATCTGGTATGCACTTGATGACTATGAGGTCACCGATCTGAAAGAGAAACCAAAAGAGCGGACACGCCCGAACAGAGAAAGGAGGTCACGCTGATGAAAACGGTCAGAGCAACAGTAATAAAAGCAAATATGTCTGCAACCACTAAACAGATATATGAAGATGGATTTAATTACAAGGCTGATGGAATAATCGAACCGCCATACAATATCCAAGAGCTCAAACAAATGGCCGAGTATTCTACCATTCTTCAGCAATGCATCGATGCGTATAAAACCAACATTCTAGGTTTCGGCTTGGGAGTTGAATACACTTTCGACTTTAACGCTGAGAATGCACCAAAGGAAAAGAAAAAGGCAGCTGAGAAAGAATGGACCCAACTTGAAGAGTTCGCCAGATATATGAACTATGATGAGTCAGCCGAAGTTGTTCTTGGCTATGTCCTCGAAGACCGAGAGAAAACAGGTAATGGATTTGTCGAAGTGCTTCGAGAAGGTACAGGGAAGCCAGCAGGTATTGAGTATCTGGATGCACAATACTTACGAGTTTGTAAGCTGAGCGATCCCGTTGACGTTGAATTCCGATACACAGAAAATGGTCAAGTGAAGTCATTGCAACGGAAGAAGAGATTCAGGAAGTATGTGCAGGTCATCAATGAGAAGAAAGTCTTTTTCAAGGAGTATGGTGATCCGCGCATATTAAATTGTGAAACAGGCAAGTACGATGATGCTACACCAGAACCGCTTCAAGCAACAGAAGTCATCCACTTCAAGATTGGCAGCGGTACATATGGTGTTCCTCGTTGGATTGGTAACATCGTCAATATGTATGGAGCGCGCAAAGCTGAAGAACTGAACTATCTGTACTTTAAACAAGGTCGTCATGTGCCGGCCGCCATCACAGTGGAAAATGGCATGTTGTCTGAATCCTCGTACGAACAGTTACAGGAATACATGAACGGCATTGAGGGATCAGACAATGCACATAAATTCCTGTTGCTCGAAGTGGAAGGGATTCCGAAGAAGGATGAGCTATCGAACGATGAAGAGCCGGCTAATGTGAAGGTGGATATAAAATCACTGGCCGAGATTCTTCAGGAGGATGCGCTGTTCCTTGAATATGATGAGAAGACTAGAAACAAAATACGTTCTTCTTTCCGTCTACCGCCGATCTACACAGGCGAATCACAGGATTATAACAAGGCCACAGCTGACACCGCTCGTAAGACAACTGAAGAACAGGTATTTCAGCCGGAAAGAATGATCATCACTGGCAAGCTCAATACACTCTTCCTTCCTGATCTCGATCTCTGGCATGTTCGACTCATATTAAATGGTCCTGATTTTCGTGATCCGCTCGAAATTGCAAAGGTTCTTACACCGTTTATTCAAGCAGGAGCGGTTTCACCGAATGACCTGCGTGATCTGGCTGGCCGTATTCTTGGTAAGACACTTGAAGAATGGCCAGAGGAAGAATATCACCGACCAATTGAAGCAAAGCCAAAGGCAACAACTAGCTTGCTTGATACGGTTCTTCAAAAGTCAGCAGGTTCTCAGGAAGAACTGGTCCATCTCTTAAAAGATGTTAGGGATGAACTAGAGGAGATCAGCAAATGAGCAAGATCGATCAGCTGATAAAAAACATCAATACCTTTGTGCAAAAAGCGGAATCGGATGAGGTTGAAGAACTAGAAGCAGCTGTAGCTGATTTCCCTGAACTGAAGGACGTTCCCTCTTTGGTGGAAGAGTACGAGAAAACCACCGCAAAACTTCTCAGATTGCAACGCAGGACGTTTTTAAATGCTCTGAATGGTTTTATATCCAAGGACGATTCGGAGACGCTAGAATCAATTCTAGCATTCTTCCAAAATGACTTGTTTGCAGCTGATGAATTTGCGGAGCTGTTTGGAAAAGAAACGGCCATTTTCTTGACGCTGACGGTCACGCAGCTGGCTGAGAAGATTATGTATTCCATCGATGCAGATATTCCATTCAAGGTGCTTTCTGAGAAAACTGAACAGTGGATTGAATCATGGTCACAGGAATTGGCGCAGCTGATGCAGCTGAAGACTCATACGTCCATTGAGCAAACGCTGAAAGAGGGGATAAAAGAAGGCCGCTCCATCCAGGAGATCGAACTGGAGCTGAAGGACCTTCCTGAATTCAGCCGGAAGCGTGCACGTGTCACAGCTGTAACTGAAGTGTTGACTGCTTCTTCCGTCGCTCAACATGAGTCATATGTACAATCACCGGCGGTTACGGCAAAGCGATGGAAGCATAGCGGTGGGAAGAAGAATCAGTCGAGAGAAAGTCATGTGCAGCTGGATGGAACAATCATCCCTCTCGATGAAGAATTTGAGATACCAGGAAGCGGAGAGATGTGCATGTTTCCGAGAGATACAAAGCTCACGCCGAAAGAGCGGGTAAACTGTCATTGTGCGGTTGGTCCGGTGGTTGATCCTGTTATTCTTGGATTGTCAGCTGAGGAAAAAGAAGAGATTGGAAGAAGAGTCTTACAAAACATGGAATGAAATAGTATAATATCCTCATTACTTTGGGAATGAGGGGAATATATGAGTGTTTTGGAATTAATTTCATCTATGTTTAAAGAATTTATGTCTTTTATTACAGCAATGATATGGCCGATTGTATTAATTATTGCTATTAATACGTTAAAAAAGCCTATTACTAATCTTATTCAAGATATAGCAACAATAAAATATGGGGGCTTTGAACTTAATTTCATTAGGAACAAGCTAGAAGAAATTGAAGGGGAAATTAAAGAAGAATTAAAATTGCAGAATGAAACAGATGAAAATAAGAATGTTAATAAAAGTCAAGAGGAATTGCCTGTATACCCAATCTCAAAAAGTATTAGTTTGGATTACAGATTAGCTCAAATTGATGAAGTTATTCGTAAACTGTACTTAGCACTTAATCAGGATGAAGAAGATAAAAAAATCAATATTGAACAGATGGATATATCAATTCTTATGTCTGATTTGCAGCAGAAGGCAGTGATTCATAGTGGTATGGCTAAATCAATTATTGATACTATAAATCTCAGTAAATTTTCAAAACAAATGCCTAAAGATATTGAATCTCGATATGCGAATAATTTGCAATCTATAGAAGCATATCTTATTAACAGATTAAATTATATTCAGAATAAAAAAAAGTCTTCTTAAAAAAGGAGACTTTTTTCTTTTGAAAGGGGGTGAACATATGCCAAGGGAATTAAAAAACGCAAAAATTACGCATGTTTCATACGTGGACAAGGCTGCTAATCAAAAGCAGTTCTTTTTTATGAAATCAGAAAAAGAAAATGACTTTGAGAAAGAAATCAAGGTCATTGCCAAAGCTGATGATGCGCAGCGTCTTGTGTACGGTATTGTATATGAGCCTCATGTGGAAGATGCGCATGGAGATTACATGACACCGGCGGAAATCGAAAAAGCCGCTCATGGGTTCCTGAAGGATGCACGTGAGATCGACAAGCAGCATGATTTCCAAGCCGGTGTCGGGGAAGTCGTTGAATCTTATATCGCTCCGTCTGACTTTGAAATGGGCGATGAGATGATCAAGAAAGGATCGTGGGTCCTTGTGACGAAGGCTTCCGATGAAATTTGGGAACAGATTCAAAAGGGTGAGATCACCGGATACTCAATGGCCGGAACAGCGGATATAGGAAAACAAGAGGATCACAAGCCAGCTTCTGATGAGAAGGGGCTTTTTTCTTTGCTCAAAAACTTCTTTTCTAAAGGAGAAGTGAAGAACCGATACGACAAAGGCCGCATGCGTCGTGAGTTTTGGGCGGCACAAGATGCACTTAATTCCGTTTTGTATAAATGGGATTCCTACGACGATGAAGACTTGGAGACTGATCCTGACAAGGTTAGGTCAGCACTGCAAGATTTTGTGGAAATCACACAAGAGATTTTGCTTACTGATGACTTGGCTGGGATCCAAACTGATCCACCTGAAGAAGTCGCAAAAGCTGGCCGAAAGTTTTCAGCTGCTAACTTAACTGAACTGAAAAATGCAAGAGCCGCTATCGACAATCTGTTGAGTCAAGCGGAAGAGAAGGAGGAAGAAGAAGTGAACAAAGAAGATCTGCAAAAGATGCTAGATGAAACAATTGCACCAGTCGTAAAACGTCTGGATGACCTTGAGAAGGGAGAAGGCGAAGGTCAGACTGATCCGCAAGAAAAACAAATTGATGAAGAGGTCGCAAAAGAAATGGCCGCAGCTGTAGAAAAGGCATTGGCTCCAGTTGTTGATAGAGTCGAAGCGCTTGAAAAAGCACGTCCGCAAGGTAAGGGAGTAGGAGATCAACAACAACAAGACTTACAAAAATCTGAAACGGTATGGGGCGGCTTGCTTTAAGCCGAGAAAAAGGAGGAACTAACGTGAGAAATCAAGAGGTAATTAACAAAGCGGAAGTGACGCTTGGGACGTTAAAAACAGGCGGTCTAATGAATCCAACCCAATCTAGCACATTTATTCGTATGGTGCAAAATGCACCAACATTGCTGCAAGATGCACGTGTCATTCCGATGGATGGCGATGCACAAAAAATCGAAAAAATCGGTTTTGGTCAGCGGATTCTTCGTCCTGGTGTGGAAGGAAAAGCAGTTCCAGCAAGTGATCGAGTTGCACCAACAACAAGCACTGTGGAGCTTAATGCAAAAGAAGTCATCGCAGAAGTGAATATTACTTATGACACACTTGAAAACAACATCGAGGGCGATGCTTTGCAAAACACCATCATGCAAATGCTTGCTGAACGAGCTGCAGTAGATATTGAAGAATTGATCTTAAATGGTGATACATCGTCATCTGATACTTACCTTGCGCAGCTTGATGGTATCCGCAAGCAAGCGGCATCTCACATCGTAGATGTTGCTGGTGAACCACTTACACGCCAAGTATTCAAACAAGGATACAAAGCTGTTCCACCAAAATATTTGCGAGTCCCACAAGAGTTCCGTTTCTATTCTTCCCCAGGGCAAGAGGTCGAATGGAAAGACAAAGTGGCCGATCGTCAAACAAATTTAGGAGATGCAGCAGTACAAGGTGGGCTTTCTTCTGCATTCGGTGTTCCAGTCAAAGGAATTGCAAATATGCAACCGTATGATGCGGACGGCACAGATGTTTCAGACATTTTATTGACTCATCCAAAAAACATCATCTTGGGCTTCTCTCGTAATATCCGTATTGAGGTAGATAAAGACATCCGTAATCGTAAATTCATTATCGTCCTTACTGCGAAGCTCGACAGCAAATTTGAGGAAGAAGATGCTGTTGCTAAGATCATCAAGGTCAAGGAGTGATCAATATGTATACAGCGGTTTTGATCAAAGGAAAGACATACTCTGTAATGGGTCATGTCTTTCTTTTAAATCAGGAGAAAGAGATTGAGAAAAAGGTATTTCAATATCTCAATGGTAATGAGTTCTTTGATTGTAAGCAGCTTGATGTTCCTGATGATGATAAGCCTGTGAAAGATGAAGAACCAAAAGAGACTGAAGAAGAACCGGCACAAGAAACAAAAACCTACACTGAATCAGAACTGAAGGGCATGAACAAAACTGAACAAGAAGCCATTGTTATTGATCTTGGCGGCGATCCGTCTCAACTCAAAGATAAGAGTGAGAGAATTGCCTTCATCCTCGAGCATCAAGAAAAAGCAGGAGAGTAAGGCTGATGCTGATCTCTCCTGAAGATGTTAGGGCGTATACCGTATTCGAGAGCGTGAAAAACCGCTCGGATGAACTATTGGAAAGTGACATCATTGAGGCGGAAGCTGAGGTATTTAAGATCACAGGTCATGATTTCACAAGTGAAAAATATCAGCCGCTTCCTGAAAAAGCAAGAATCGCATTGATTAAAATGGCGCAGTTCTTCGCGTTGATCAACAGGGATGAATCAATCATAAAGGGTTATAAATCTGAAAAGATTGGCGACTATTCATACACCTTAACAGATGGTAACGCCATATCAAAACCTGATGTGTATAACCTGTTGATAGATTTCATAGAGCCAATTGATCAACCGGAAGATCCGGCAAGTGTAAGAATGAGGTTGAGATCATTATGAGCTATCAATCATTGTTGACGGATCAATGCGATATTTTCCACCTACAGAATGAGCAGCTGTCAAAAGATCGTTTTGGTGTGCCGGTTCAGGATGCGCAGCCGGTCTTTTCATATCCTGATGAGCCTGATGAGCCTGATCAAGCATGTTACTTCACAGAGAGAAATCAAAACATCACACAGCAGGAGCCAAACGCAACCATTCATCAATCGTACCTTGTTCATTTTCCTATTACCGCAGATGTCCGCCTGAACGATAAAGTGGTATGGGAAGGTGTGACATTGAAACTCCAAAAGCCCAGACGGATCAAAAATCACCACATTGAGGTGGTAGCGATGAGGAGTGAAAGCCTATGAGGATAGATGGTCTTGATCAATTCATTGAGGACTTGAATGCTGCGGTGAATGGCGGCTTGCAAGCTGAATATGAAGAATGGTTGGAAGCGATGGGTTATGAGTTCCTAGACATCGTTCAAGATGAAGTTATCCGAACAAAAACGGTGGATGCTCGCCGTTTGCTCAACTCATTCCAAAAGGGAGACCAAGAAAACGTCTTTTCAATGAGCAGTGGCGGTCTCAAGCTAGATGTAGGGACCAACTTAGAATACGCATCGTACACAAACGATGGCCACTTTACCATTGATCCCTCCAAGAATCAGGATAGACGATGGGTTCCTGGCAGATGGGTTGGTGATCGTTTTGAATACGATCCAAACGCTGAAACAGGAATGCTTCTAAAGTTCCAGTGGGTTGAGGGCAGCGGCTATTGGGATAATGCTCTAAGCATCTTCGGGCAGATGTTTGAACAATCACTAGATCGCAAGCTGCAGCAATGGATCGATGAAAAATTTGGGCGGTGATTAGATGAATCAAGAAGTCGGCGCCATCATGAATTATTGTTACAAGCAGTTTCCGGTGAAGGTCTACGAAAAGGAAATTCCTGAACAATTTCAGATTCCTTCAATGTACTTTCCTGCAGCATGGACAAACACTAAAAACGATACTGTTTCAACGTTCCTTAAAACATACACGCTGCATATTAAAGTGTTTCACAAAGATTCAGGACAGGCTCATGATGCAGCGGAGTCGATAGTGGATGCCTTATCAGCGGATCGGAATATCATTCAGATGGTCAGTGAAGAAGGTGAACCACTTGATGATTATGTCCGCATTAAGAGGGCAGAAACAAGAATTGCTGATCAAGGTGTGGCAACGATTGTCCTCACATGGGATAGTGCCTATTGGTACAACCGAGATGAGCAGCCGAGCCTAGATGACATAAATTTTTCAGACGGGGTGATAAAAAGTGGCCAAGAATAAAAGCGAGCCGGTGAAAGAAGAAAAAGTGACACCGGTTATTCCAAAGGAACCAGGGTTCTCATTTGAAGCCTTGAAAGAGCACAGCAAGGAATTGTTTGGCGTAAAGCCTGAAATCCTTGAAGGTGCTCTTTTTTATATCAAAGATCAACCAATTACAAAAACAGAAGCGAAAAAGCAGATTGATGCTTTTTTGTCTAAGGAGGTTTAAGCATGAATGGAGGTACTTTTACACCAGGTACAGAGAAAAAACGTCCTGGTATCTACTTCAATTTCAAAACCACAGCACAGCAGCGTATCACGTTAGGTGATCGCGGAACCGTTGCACTACCAATCACAATGAGCTGGGGAGAGCCGAAGACGTTCATCTCTATCTCAGGCATCGAGGACTTAAATAAAAAAGTCGGATTAAACATCGATGACAAATCACTGCTGCTCTTCCGCGAAGCGAAGAAAAAAGCACAAACGGTTTTACTTTACCGCCTAAATGAAGGTGAGCCTGCAAAGGCTCAGATCAGCGAGAATTTCAACGTTCTTGCTAATTATGGCGGCCAAAAAGGCAATGAGGTCACGATCCAAGTCACTGAAAACGTATTGGACAGCTCCAAGCGTGATGTTGTGACTTACGTTGGTACAGACATTGTTGATAAGCAGGTTGTCACTGATGTCAAAGAGCTGAAGCAAAACAAATATGTTTCATTCTCTGGTGAAGGTGAAGTGACAATCACTGCTGGTGTAACACTGAGCGGTGGGAAAAACGGCGTGCCAAGTGTCGCAGACTATACAGCTTTTTTAGAAGAAGCTGAAACAGAATACTTTGACGTAATTGCACTGCCTAATAACACTAGCGAGCAGTTAAAAGCGACATTTGTGGCTTTCATTAAGCGGTTGCGTGATGATCAAGGGCGTAAGGTGCAAGGCGTTGTGGCTAACTACGCAGCTGATCATGAAGGAATTATCAATGTCACAAGCGGTGTTCTGCTAGAAGACGGCACAGAGATCACACCAGCCAAAGCAACTGCATGGGTGGCCGGTGCAGCGGCAGGAGCCAACTTCAATCAGTCATTAACCTTTGTGGAATATGAAGGGGCTGTTGATACGTTAGAGCGTCTTGATAATGATCAAGTGGAATACCGTTTATCACAAGGCGAATTCTTGTTCACGTTTGATGCGAGAGATCGCACAGTAAGCGTTGAGAAGGACATCAACTCCTTAACGACTTATACAACCGAGAAGAACAAGACATTTGCTAAAAACAAGATCATTCGTGTGCTTGATGCGATCAACAACGATCTGACACGTGAATTGAAGGATTTGATTAAGTTACGCAAAGCAAATGGGAACGATATTCCGGCATCGGATGATGGGCTGCAGCTTGTGAAAACACTCATCACGCAATATCTCACGCAGCTCCAAGATGGATCTGGAATCACTGGCTTTGATTCTGAAACGGATATCACGATCAGCTTGAATGAAGATCGTGACGGTTTCTTGATTGATCTAGCTGTTCAACCAGTTGATGCAGCTGAAAAATTCTATTTCAATGTAGAGGTGAAATAAGATGGCTTTTAAAGCGCAGAATACCATTTCAGGTAAGGAAGGGCGTCTTTTCCTCGATGGTGAGGAATTGGCGTTCATCAAAACGTTTGAAGCAAACGTGGAGAAAAACAAATCAGAAGTTAACGTTATGGGCCGTCGTATGACCGGTCACAAGACAACCGGTGCGAATGGTACTGGCACAGCGACTTTCTATAAAGTCACATCACGTTTCGTTCAGCTCATGCTCAACTATGTAAAGAAAGGGGAAGACCCATACTTCACCATTCAAGCTGTACTGGATGACAAATCATCCGCTCGTGGCACTGAGCGTGTCACATTGTTTGATGTGAACTTTGATTCTGCAAAGATCGCAGGGCTTGATGTGGATTCAGAAGCACTGGAAGAAGAGGTTCCTTTCACGTTTGAGGACTTTGATCTTCCTGAGAAGTTGAAGGATAGTTTCTAAACAACTGAAAAAAAGTGTGAACAAAGTTAACAAATTTGACCCCGTCTGTTATAATGACGTTAGTCATTAATTTTTTTGAGAAGCAATGTTTACAAGCAAAGAAATTTGCATAAAATAAAAAGAAGCCAGGATGCGTCAACATCCTGGCAATGTACAATGAGGCCCTTCAAGGGGCTGGCTTAATCCGAAAGCTAGATAAAGTATTTTGAAAATAGACTCTACCCTTTAACTTGTCCAGAGCTCAAGGGAGGTCTATTTTTTCTTTACGTAAGTCAACAATGCAAGGATAAACATCCCAAATAAAAGCATGAGCGAAATCGCTTGAAACGTTGACATAAGCATCACCCCCTTTCTAACGGGGATGAGCCAGACCACCCTTGAGTAAGCCGTTCAATTGTACGATATCTATTATACATGAAAAGATTGGAAAGCACATTCAAAAAATGGATGTGCTTTTTTGTATTCAAAAAAACAAATCAAAGGGAGTTTTTAAACATGAGCGAAAAACAAACAAACAACACATATGATCTTTCATTCTTTATGCCAGGACAAACAACAGAAGCGGAAGAAGTCAAATCCATTATCTCAAAGCGTTTCGTTGATAAAGAAGGTAAAGTGATTCCATTCGTATTCAAAGCGATCACAACAGAGCGCATCGATGAATTGGAGAAAGAAAACACGACTTTCAAAAATGTTAAAGGTCGTGGACGTGTAAAAGACTTGGATTCTCAACGATTCTACGCACGTATCGCGGTTGAATCAACCATTTACCCAGACTTCAAATCAAAAGAACTGCGTGAAGCATACAGCACCCAAGATCCAGTCGAAGTGGCAAAACGTGTCCTGTCTGTCGGCGGTGAATATGCGAACTGGTTAAACAAAGCCATTGAGGTCAACGGGTTTGAAGATGAAATTGAGGACCTTGAAACAGAAGCAAAAAACTAATAAAAGACGGGAACAAAGAGGCTGTGTATCTGTATTACTGCATGCATGAGCTTCATTACTCCCCGTCTGAACTCTTAGAGGTCTATGAAGCGCCGAGGCAATTCAAGGCATTTCTATTTGGACTCATCAGGCACAAACTAGAAGTTCTTGAAAAGGAATCGAAGAAAGGAGGATAAGACATGGCTCATTTGACAGCTCGGTTTGATTTACAAGACCGGATCACGCGTAAATTGCGTTTGATTAGAGGAGATATGGAACGACTTGATAGATTGCGCCGCAGGTCAGAGCGGCCAATCACTTTAAGAATCAGGGACAATGCCACGATTGCATTAAGACGTGTGCAGCGGTTTGTATTGCGTGACCTTGCGCGAACATATCAGCTGACGCTTGATGTAAATGATCTGGCCACAAAAGCACTACGAAAGTTCAATGGCTTCTTACAACGCAAGATGCCGCGTACTCATAGTGTGCTGATGCGCATTAAAGATCAGGCAACACCAGGGCTTGTTAGGCTGCGCCGTTATATCAACCGTAACTTTGGCAAAGTAGAGCGGTTTGCCATAACGGTCTATGATCGGGCAACGGCAGGAATCAAACGTATTGCTTCATATGCAGCACGTCAGCTTGGCCGAGGATACAGCTATACCATTAGAGCCGTTGATATGGTTCGACGAACAGTCAGCCGTATAGCGTCTTATACTCGGAATACCTTGGGTACTGAATACAGGGTGGCGATTAATGCGATTGATCGTTTCACCGCTCCAGTACGTGGGGCTGTCTCATTTGCAAATACTCATTTGGGACGGACTTACACAACCACAATCAAGGTCCTTGATCTTATAACAAAGCCATTACGGGGGATTGTGTCAGCTGTCACCAGCACACTTGGATTGCTTGGAGTCGGTGCCGGTGCAACAGGTGGTATTGTCGTGCCGCTCAAAATGGTAGCGGATCGACAGAATATGACCACTGCGTTTGAAACATTGCTAGGTAGTAGAGGAAAAGCAGATGCACGACTGGATGAGCTGACAGCTTTTGCTGGTCAAACGCCATTTACTCGTGATGAGATTTTCGAGTCATCTCGTGTCCTCCAAGTTTTCACAGGGAACGCTTTATCGACTACAGAAGGCATGAAGCTAGTCGGGGACGTTGCTGCAGGTGTTCAGCGTCCATTTTCCGAAGTTGCGCTATGGATGGGGCGTTTATATGACGGCATTAAATCGGGGCGTCCTATCGGTGACGCAACGGCAGCTCTGCAAGAAATGGGGGCGATCTCAGGCGATGCCAGAGGCAAGCTCGAAAAACTTGCAAAGAGCGGAAAAGACATCAAGCAAACATGGCCGGAAGTCACGAAGGAATTTGGCAAATACAACGACATGATGATCAAAATGTCCGATAACTTGGCCAACTTATTCCTTGGTGTCAAATCATTCATCAACAACTCTATTTTGATGCCTTGGGGTAAAGGACTAGCAGCTGCGTTCCAACCTGCACTAGAAGCATTTAGAACGTGGCGCGGGGAATATTCCTTCGTGCTGACTGATCTATCAAACAAAGCTGAAAAGGCGGGTAAGAAATTTGCTAACAGCTTCCTTGATCCGACCAAAAGCGTATTCGGATTTATTGGTGATCAATTTAAAATTCTGTTTCCTGGTGAGAAGTTAACCAAAAAGCAGACGCAAGAACTCAAAGTGAAATTTAAGGACAACCCTAAGCTGAAGAAGCACTTTGAACAACTAGAAAAATACAGGAAAATGGACTTTGAAACTCGGTGGAAGCTCGTTCTTGATAATACGAAAGACGTTTTTGGCCAATGGTGGGAAAAGACAGGAAAGCCTGGTCTTTTCAAAATGGCCGAGAATGTCGGGAAGACTTACGGCGGCATCATAAACGGTGTTATCAACGGTCTACTTGGTATTGATGACAAATCATCCGAGGACAGTTTCACTGATGCAGGAGCAAAGGCTGGAAAGATCTTCATCGAATCCTTTTTAGAAGCTCTTGATCCGGTGCAATTAGGTATTCGGATCACTAAAAAGATCGGTGAGATCAACTGGAATGCCCTTACTGGCGAAGGTTCAATTGCCGGTGCGCTGATTGCCAATGCATTTGCACTCGCATTCCTTGGAAAAGTGGCCACTTTATTAAAGCCGCTTAAATCCATCCTTTCAGGAGCCTTTGCTGCCTACAAATGGGGAAAAGGTTTAAGAGGAGGAATGGGAGCAGGAACGAGCGGCGGTGTAATTGGAGGTTCTGGAGGAGCAGGGAGACCGCCAAGGAACCAACGACCTCCTGAATATCGTCAGCCTTGGATCAATAGAGGTGAGCCGGTACGTCCAACAACGCCAAACCAAGGGCGTGGCGGTGGATTCTTAGGGAATATTGGTAAGGGCGCAAAGAGCATTGGCAAGCGTATTCCTATTCTCGGTACACTGATTGCGGCCACAGAACTGATCGGCATCAACAATGATAATAAAGGTGAAAAGATCGGTGGGTTCACAGGAAATCTAGGAGGCGGAATCGGTGGAGCGGCAATCGGAACAATGATCGCCCCTGGAATTGGAACAGCAATCGGTGGAATCTTAGGGAGCATCTTTGGCGGTGATCTTGGCAAATGGATTGGAAAGATGTTCGACAACGGAACCATCAAGAAAAAATGGGATGAGATCGTCAAATGGTCAGAGGATGCAATCAAGTGGATTAAAGATACATGGAAAGATATTTCTACTTGGTTCAATGACAACGTTGCAGAACCAATTGGTGGTTTTTTTGAAAAAGCATGGACAAAAATTAAAACCACTTGGGAGAAAGTCTCTAACTGGTTCATGGAAAAAGTATTCATACCTATCTATAACTTTGTTGTACCAATCATCAACTTTGTGGTTGGTGTTTTCACCGTTGCTTGGAACATTATTAAAACCATATGGGGTGTTGCATCAACTTGGTTCATGGAAAAGGTATGGAAACCATATGGTCAATATGCAGTAGAAGCCATTGGATGGGTATGGAATAAACTTGTTGATACATGGAATTGGATCAAAGAGACATGGGGAGTATTGTCTGAGTGGTTTAATGAATATGTGTGGACACCATTTAAGACATATGGCATTCCAGCTATCATGTTTATCTGGAATCTATTCAAAGGTACATGGAACTGGATTAAAACAACATGGGTGATACTTGCAGCTTGGTTCGATGAGTATGTGTGGCAGCCGTTTAAAACTTACGCTTTACCAGCCATTATATTCGTTTGGAATCTATTTAGAAACACGTGGAATTGGATTAAAACTACGTGGGAAAAACTCTCTACTTGGTTTTATGAAAACGTATGGCAGCCATATAAGAAATATGCGGAACCAGCGATTTCCTTCGTGTGGGAGAAATTCCAAGATGCCTGGAGAATTATCAAAGGTATCTGGAAGACAGTGAGTGGATGGTTTGAAGAGAAAGTATTTAATCCATTAAAAAAGCATGCTGAGAACTTAAAAAGGACATGGCAAGGAATCTTTGGAGTTGTAGGAAATGTAGTCGGTAAAATTAAAGAAACCAACGGAAATGTATTTAAAATTTTTGAAAAAACAGGTGAAGAAAAGACAGGGTATAAAAAAATCCCTACTAAGGGGAAAAAGCCAGATCAGAGAGCCACCGGTGGTTATATCACAAAGCCAACACTTTCATGGATAGGTGAAGCGGGGAAAGAATTTGTCATCCCAACTGAAAACAATAAAGGTCGAGGGAAGATGCTACTTGCACAAGCAGCTTCTCATCTTGGAATGTCCGTAGTGCCAAACAGTGCATCACCAACCTCTCCAGCAAGCTCATCATCTCCTATGAGACCGGCAGCTGCTTCAGCAGTTTCCACTTCTGCAGGTGGATCGGTATCAATTGGAGATGCGGGCAACGCATCAAAATACGGGGAACAGTTTAGCACTGACTTTGAAAAAGGGTTAAACAGCAAAGTGGTTTCACTTGAACAGTGGAAACAAGCTAATATCAAGCAGCCATTTACTCAAATTCAGACATCGACTCCGCAGTACGGAGCTCAAACTGTCACCGGCTTTGCTGCAGGTCAAAACATGACACCAACTGGCACAGGTCAATTCTTAGATCAAAATGTAAGACAACCTTTCTTATCCGCTCGCCAAGAGTCACCTACATGGGGCGGTGGACTGATTGACTCATTCAATAGCGGTATGAGGTCAAAAGGAAGCGAAGTGACACAAGCGGCCAAGGACATGGCGAAGAAAGTAGAACAGGCGTTTAGAGAAGAATTAGATATTCATTCTCCTTCACGTGTCATGATGAGTCTTGGGAAATTCGCATCAATCGGTGTCGTCAAAGGTCTTGATTCAGTTGATGTAAAGAAATTCGCAGAGAATCAAGCCGGTTCCTTAATTGCTGCATTTAGTGGAATGGGCGCATCTAATCTGAGTGTTCAACAATGGCTTATGGCAGCTCTGATGGCAACCGGTACATCTATGAGCTGGTTACCTGGTTTGATGACGATCGCGCAGCATGAGTCACGTGGAAACCCGAAAGCGATCAACCTATGGGATTCAAACGCCAAAAGAGGAACGCCATCTAAAGGATTGATGCAGACCATTGATCCGACCTTTAATTCTAATAAGGCAAGCGGCATGAACGACATCTGGAACCCGATTCATAATGCTGCAGCTGCTATCAATTACATCAAAGGCAGATATGGGAATGTGTACAACACGCCTGGATTGAGAAGTATCAGAAACGGTGGACCATATAAGGGTTATGCAAACGGGGGACTGATCACTCAGGAACAGATAGCTAGAGTCGGTGAAGGAAACAAGCGTGAATGGATTATTCCTGAAGAACGAGGCATACGTGGTCGCTACTTGTTGGCTCAAGCTGCACAGGCTTTAGGAATGGACGTATATGATCCGGCCAACACTGCATCATCTGAGCTTTCACAAGGGCAGGTGCAAACAGTAACAGCTGGCACAGCGAATGCACCTTCTGCTTCTGGTGGATCAAAACAGATCATCATTAATTTTAATGGTGAGCAGCATTATCATAATGGCCAAGATGCAGAAGGGCTTGCAGAGAAGATCAAACAGATGTTGATTGATGAGTTAGAGAATGAAATCAACACAGGAACGAAGGGGGTCGTGATCGATGGCTAAATCAAAATATCAACTTTGGATTTCGCAAGGGAAGGACAAATTACGATTCCCTGTCCTTCCTGAAAAACTTGAACTGAACAACAACGTACAAAATGAATCTATCAAAGTATCAAAATTTGGCGAGCTTACATTTTTGGATGTACCAGGGGCTCGCCAAATTTCATTTACAACGTTTTTTCCAAAGAAATATACACCGATTGCCGAATATAAAAGCATTCCTTCACCAGAGAATGCGATCGCCAAAATAGAGCGATTCATGAAATCAAAAAAGCCTGTACGCTTTATTGTCACAGGGACAAAAATAAATATGCAATGCAGCATAGAAAGCTTTAACCACAATGAAGGTACGTATGACGTCGGGGATCGTGAATTCACGCTACAGCTGAAAGAATACAAAACGGCATCACCTAGAAAAATCAAACGGAAAGCCAAAAAGAGCAGCAAAAAACGCAGCTCAAAAGGCGCACCAAAAGTGTACACCGTTAAAAAGGGTGATACCTTGTGGGATATTTCTGGCCGCTTCTATGGTGATAGCACAAAATGGCGGCGTATTTGGAATGCGAATAAAGCCGCGATGATCAAAAGAAGTAGACGCAATATTAGACAACCAGGGCATTGGATTTTTCCTGGTCAAAAATTAAAAATACCACAATAGGGGTGATCCGATTGATAGAACTCTTTGCAGTGCGGAGCGGGACCATGTATGAGCTTGTGACAGAGAGCGTCACGCTTCGTGGTCAAAGGTATCAAGCTCCCCGATCTATACAAGCAAATATCGTGACTAAACAGGGTTCACAAAAATATTACAGCATCAAAGAAGGAGACACTGTTCTTTTCAAGTGGAAAGGAAAAGAACTCTTTCGTGGAACAGTGTTTGCAAGAACCCCCAAAGATGAAAAGCTCACTTTTACTGCTTATGACATGCTTCAGTATTTGGTGAAGAACCAGGATGTCTATGTCTTTTCCAATAAGAGAGCTGATCAGATAATGAAGCGGCTTGGTCAAGATTTTCAGATCCCGATGACGTCAATCGCTAACACTGGCCATGTCATTAAATCACTTGTATTCAAAAACGATACAAGCCTTTATGACATCATCCTGCAGGCGTTGAAAGAAACAAAGAAGCAAACAGGGCGTAACTATCAAATCTATTCTGCTAAAGGAAAGATGGGGCTGAGAGCGTGGCCTGATCCGTCCGAAGTTTGGGTCATTGAATCAGGCGTGAATCTCATTGATTATCAGTACAGCACCTCGATTGAGGAAACAGCCACACGTGTGAAGATGAGAGCGACACATGTGGAAAAAATTAAGGTGCTGAAGAAGGAAAAAAAGAAATCTAAGACTACTGACAAAGATAAAGAAAAAGATAAGAAAACGACCAAACCTACGAAGCCGAAGACTGTTACGCAAAAGAAAGAGATTGAGATGTTGGCTGTGGCGAATGATAGTGCTGCTAGAAGTAAATACGGCATCCTGCAGCACGTCGAAAGAGTGTCAGGGGAAATCAACCAGGCACAGCTGCAAAAGAGGGCTGATGTTCGTCTCTCACAGAAAAAGGGCGTGAAAAAAGAACTCAAAAGTATCCAAGCTCTAGGTATTCCTGGATTACAAAGCGGCATGCCGATACGCATCATCATTCCTGATATCGGTATCAAAAAAACGTACTGGATCGATCAAGATAGTCACGAATTCAAAGGAACCAAACACACCATGACAATTGATGTCGTTGAAAAGAATACAATCCCAACGGGGAACCAGTCATGAAACTAAGCGAGGCAATTAAGCGATTGGCTGTCAATGCTGTGGATGCACAATCGCCTATGGAATTGATACTTGGTGATGTGGTGTCTGTTTCTCCTCTTAGTGTTCGACTCAAGGAGAATGACAAACTCATTATTTCGGAAGATCTGCTTATGTGGCCAACTCGATTGGACGAAGATGAAGATGATGCACTCGAAGAAGGCGATAGTGTCATGGTTCTTGCGATGACAGGGGGCCAGATATTTTACATCTTGGATAAAGTAGTAGGAGGTGGTTCATGATGGCTCTTTCACCTGAAGAAGAAATTGAGGATATGGATGAGGACGAAGAGGATGTTGTTGAACCTTCGACCACCTACCGAATCGATTTTGAGTCTGGACGTTTAACAAATGAAAAGATTAGTGGTCTTGATGCCATTCGCCAATTCGTCTATATGGCTTTGCGAACGGAACGATATTCACATGCTGTTTATAGCCATGATGTAGGATGTGAGGTTCAAGAAACTGTGTCTGATGAAGAATCAACGGACGAATACAAGGAGATGGAGATCCCGCGGCTCATTGAAGAAGCACTTCTTGTTGATGAAAGAATTGAAAGTGTGCAAGATTTTGAGATCACTAAAGACGGGGCAGCCTTTAAGGTGATATTTGAAGTGGTGACAGATGAGGGAACCTTGGAGATCGAGGAGGTGATTGGCGAAGATGTTTGAAGAACAGTCATATGAAGCCATTATGGAGCGAATGTTGGAACGTATAACCGATGATATTGATAAACGAGAAAACAGCGTGATATGGAATGCGTTGGCTCCTGCAGCTGCGGAACTTGCTCAATCTTATATATGGCTAGATCAAGTATTCGATCTTGTCTTTGCGGATACAGCGCAGGGAGAATTTTTAGATAGACGAGCTGCTGAAGTTGGAATCACTCGTAAAGCGGCCACGAGTGCTGTATGGTCCGTTGAAGTCTCGCCTGAAGGTATCAGAATACCAATTGGCTCAAGGTTCTACATTGACAGTCTATATTTTCAATATCAATCTGACGGCACGCTGAAGTGTGAAACGACTGGTGCTGTAGGCAATGGGAATTTTGCAGAACTGCCGCTCCTATCACTCGATAACATACCAAGTTTAGAATCAGTCATTTTTGAGCAGCTGAAAATACCTGGTCAAGAAGAAGAAGACGATGAAGCTCTGTATGAACGGTACTTGATGAGGGCAAGGCGAGAGGCTGTCAGTGCCAACAAAGCTCACTATAAAAAGTGGGCTGAAGAAGTAGAAGGAGTTGGCAGGGCGAAGGTGTTTCCGCTTTGGAATGGTGAAGGTACAGTGAAAGTTGTCATCACAGATGGTAATTTTGATGTTGCGACGGATCTGCTCGTCAATAAGGTTCAAGAATATATTGATCCGGTTCCAGGGGAAGGTGAAGGCCAAGCACCAATCGGGGCTACTGCCACTGTCGAAAGCGCCAAGTGGAAAGATGTTGAGGTGTCCGTATCGGTGGAGCTTAAAATGGACTATTCACTTGAAGATGCTCAACAAGAAATAGAGGAGAAGATCAAGGCTCTCCTAAAATCACTTGCTTTTGAAGAAAATGTGATCAGAATGTCAGCGATCAATGACATTTTGTATCATGCGGATAGTGTGTCTGATTATGCGGATGTATTGATCAACGGTGAGGCAAAGAACTTACCGCTTCAGGACATTGAAATTCCGCGTCTAGGGCAGGTGAACGTCATTGAGCAAGCTTGATGATATGAAAGCCTATTTACCTTCCTACCTAACGGAGATCACTGAATTTGATGAATTAATGAAATCAGAGGCTCCTGAGATGGAAAGGCTAGATGATTCTATTTTTGATATGACTGATCAACTTTTTCCGATCACAGCCACATGGGGGCTGAATCGATGGGAAAGAATGTTGAAGGTGCAACGTGAGTCGGGTGATTCTATTGAGCTGCGAAGGGCACGTATATTGAATCTCATGTCCAACATTCCACCGATCACGTATGCATCACTTGAAAGAGCGGTGAACCGGTTTTTGAAGAACCCTAGTGCGGTGGTTCGTCTTACAACTGGCCGCTATCATTTCTCTTTACGGGTGAACCTGGATGATCTGCAAAACACAAGATATATCGTTGAAACACTGGAAAATCTCAAACCGGCTCACTTGGCTTACAAATTCACAAGCATACATCACACAGATGTAAATGAAATTAAAGACTACCATAATAGGCTCACACTGCGTAGCAGAGTGGGTTTTTTTGATCACATCCCGATTCTGCTGAATGGAGAGTTTTTACTTAATGGCACTTTTTATTTGAGCGGATCGCGCAATTCAACAGATATTCCAGTGCGCTTCCGGCAATCTTTAAAGCTGGCTATGAAGCTCAAAAAAGAAATGAAAGTTCTTGGACGTACAAGATATGTCATGGTAGGAGCCAAACATGAAACGGATCAACAAGCAGCTCTTACACTTCGATCTCATTTCAAACACGTAAATAAAGAAAAAAGGAAAGTAACATTCCGCATGGCTGCTCATGTATCAAATGAGCAAAGCGGAAGTGTAATCATTAAGCAGAAATATTGGACGCTTGATGGATCGGTACCGCTCGACGGTTCAAAATATCTAGCTGCCACGTCCAAACAAATAGATTTATAAAGGAGGATCATTATGGCTGATCAATTAACCGTTACAACGCTTTATGCTCGCCAACAAATGGCGAAGGCTAGAGCAGAGGGAACAAGGCTAACTAAAGTGGTCAAGATGGCTTTCGGAAAAGGTGGAACGAAAGACGGAAAACCAATCTCTCTGGATGGAACAGAACAAGAGTTAAAGAGTGAACTTGTTCAAAAGGACATTGATTCATATGAGTTTATGGAGCCGGCGAAAATCCGCTACACCTGCACGATCGCCGAAGGAGAACTGGCAGGAGAAGTGATCAACGAACTAGCACTTGTCGACGAAGACGGTAAATTCACCGCCATCCGCACTATGACAGACAAGCAAAAAGATGGTGACATTGAATTCATCTTTGAGATTGATGATATTTACTAGGAAAGGAGTGCTCATCGATGGATATTAAATCTCCTAAAGTGTTTGAAACAAGTGACAAGGCTCATGCTGATTTATTCAATGACATGGTAAATGTTTTACTTGAGAATGATCAGGGACTGTTAGAACAACTCATTGGCCATATTCAGGACACCAAGCCACATGCATCTGCAGCAGAGAAGAAGAAATGGAATGAATCGCAGCTTTATAAGATCACAGCTGATGACGGCAAATACTTGATTTCTGTTCCTGCTGATAAAAATATTTTTGATGCGATTAAAGACAAAGGGACCTGTACTTTCATTGCATCCCCAGGTGTAGAGGATTCCCCTGCGCCTAGTAACTCATATTTAAGAGGAATACAGACTGTTGGCCAAAACAATATCGGAACTGGATTTGCTGTAGACACGTCAGGTAATGCATATTACTTCTACTATAATTCCAACCATATATCTATCACTTGGACGAGGCTGCCGACAATAGCTGAACAAGATAAATGGAACAATGGCCAACTCTATAAACTAACGCAAGATTCAGGGACACGAAAATTGATACCTGATGGTGTTGACTTATTAACATTGCCGCCGGGGTTGTATTACGGGATTAACAACAGACTTCTTAACAACCCCGATCCAACTGATACAGGATGGTTTAACTATGACATATCGGATAGTAATTCGGGACGAAAAATGATTATAGCTGTAGCGAGCTATAAAAACACGATGTGGTTTAGCACTGTTCATACCGATGGGACTTTCCGAGGGTGGAAACGAGTCCTCACAGACGCAGAGGCAAAACTCAATTGGAAGTATCCTACGATCGGCAACGGTTGGAAAACATATCAGTCTGAGGTCAATAATGATTATCGGGTACGTGTTGCAAAGGATGCGCTTGGAACTGTTACTGTTAAGGGAGCAATTGCCGGAGGGACATTAGGTGATGTACCTGCCTTTATGTTACCAGAAGGATGTGAACCAGTTGCTCCTTTCTACAATCTAGGAGTCGCTTCAAGTACCGGTGGTTTTAAAGGACCTCAATATAGTAGACAATATATCGCAACTGATGGCCGTTTTTGCATACAAAGCACAAGCAGCAATACTGAGTTTATTGTCGTGAATTGTATGTTTAAGGCAAAGGAGGGATAAATCATATGAAGCCAATATACGCGTACGATGAGGATTTTAAGTATATACCTGGTGGAGATAAAGAAATCCCAGATGACGCTGAAATTCCAGATGGATTTACAGATGTTCAACCGCAAGAAGGGTTGTACATCGCAAAATACAATCCTTCAAGTAAGACATGGAGTGAGTCGGCAACCCAAGAATACATTGATAGCTTACAAACAGAGCAACCGCCGTATGATATTGAGTTACTAAAGCAGCAAAATGCGGTCTTAACTAAACAATTGACTGAACTGTCAAAGGAAGCAGCTGCAGCCAAACTGCGCGAAGCAAAAATGGCGAAACAATTGGCCCAACTCATGACTGAGATTCAGGAGTTGAAGGGTGGTGAAAAATCATGATATATCCAACAGTTGCAGATATAAAGCAGTTTTGGGAGTGGAAGTGTTACGGTCCTGAAGACATTGCCTTTTATGTAGAAATCGGTTGGATTAACAAAGAAGACTATCAAGAAATAACGGGAGAACAGTACGAAGCCTAGAGGGGCTTTTTATTTTGCCTTCTTTAAGGGGGTGGACAAAGTGAGGTAGGTGAGTATGGTGGAAATGGATTTGGCTCAATATTTGATGACACAAGGACCATTTGCGGTTCTTTTTTGTTGGGTATTGTTTTATGTTCTCAACACGACAAAGGAAAGAGAAAACAAGCTCAATGAACAAATCGAAGCGCAAAATGATGTGTTAGCAAAGTTTAGTGAAAAGTATGATGTCGTGATCGACAAGCTCGATAAAATTGAACGGAATTTAAAATAATAGGAGGAAACAATTATGAAAAACTTCGACAAAGGCACTGTGGTCCGCACGGTGCTTCTTTTTATTGCATTGATCAACCAAGGACTTATAATGTTCGGCAAACCTGTTTTGCCGATTGATGAAGATCAAGTTACTTCACTGGCTGAAACGTTGTATCTTGCTTTCTCAATGATCTTCACAATCGTAACAACCCTGGTGGCATGGTTTAAAAACAACTATGTGACTGACAAAGGCAAGCTGCAAAAAGAAGCGCTGCAACAAAAAGGATTAACGAAGTAAGGAGCTGCCATGAGGTGGCTCTTTTTATATTTAATAGACCAAAAAGGAGACGATGAACGTGGTAAAAATCATTAAAGATTATATTCCGAAAAGCAACAAGAACCGTCCTGGCAACTACATGAAGCCTTTATATATTACGGTCCACAATACTGCTAATACTAAAAAAGGAGCAGACGCAGCGAGTCACGCAGCTTTTGTGAAGCGATCTAGCACGGGGGTAAGCTGGCACTTTACTGTGGATGAAAATTGTATCTATCAGCATTTGCCGCTAAACGAAAACGGTTGGCATGCGGGAGATGGTCGGGGAACCGGCAATATGAAATCAATTGGTATCGAAATTTGTGAGAATGCTGATGGGGACTTTGAAAAGGCAGTTGAGAACGCCCAATGGCTAATTCGTCAGCTGATGACCGAGCAAAGCATTCCATTGGCCAACGTTGTGCCACATAAGAGATGGAGCGGCAAAGAATGCCCACGAAAGTTGCTTAATCGCTGGGACAGCTTCAAAGCGGGTATTGCAACCGCTCATACAAGTAACAAGGCAACAGCGAAGCCTGTGAAAGCAACACCTGTCAAAAATACACCATCCAAGCCAAAAGCGAGTAAGCCTAAAAAATCGTTTAACTTGCCATCTGGCATTTTAAAAGTTACAAGGCCTCTTACAAAGGGATCAGCAGTAAAAGCCGTACAACAAGCCCTAGCATCGATTTATTTTTATCCTGATAAGGGAGCGATCAACAATGGAATAGATGGGTATTACGGGCCCAAGACTGCAAATGCAGTGTCTCGATTTCAAATGATGCATGGGCTTGTGGCTGACGGCATCTATGGTCCAAAGACTAAAGTGGCTCTTGAAAAATCATTGAAATAAGTCATCCCCCCCCTAATCATGAAGGTTAGGGGGAATCTGTGTTTATTAGATACAAAATGTTCATCAGTAAAATTGTTATATTTTCTCGGTATATCCCCAAAACAAGTAACAAAAGTAATGTTCTATCTAGCAAGTATCATGCTTCTTATTACTTATTTTTACATAAATATTGGAAAGTGATAGGATGTTTGCGATAATAAATTGAAAACATGAACATGTTGGATAGTCTTTAAAAGCCTAACGTGTGTAATGTTTGATTTTTCTCTGATGTGGAGGTGAACTATAATGAATGGCATAGATATATTAGAGAACGCTTCAAGACTTGGTCAATTAATTCTTTTCTTCTCTGGATACGCTCTTTATTGGAAATTAGTCAAAACAAAAAAAGAGCGACCCCTCACTAAGTACGAAAATTTCCTTAAATTTTTTGTAATGTTGGGCATGGTAATTTATTTTCTCTCGTTTTTATCTTTAAACTTGTGGGGGTAATATGTCACTTTATGTCTGATTATGTCTGATGGGTTTAACTCTCCCTTAAAACCCTTTGTTTTACATAAATGTATGATAAAGTAATATCGAACTTTAAAAAAGGGGGAGTTACTAAATGAAAAGATTGGTTTTTTTAATGTTAGCATTAGTTTTGGCTGTAACTGCATTTGCGCCAGCAGCTGCTGCAAAGACACAAAGCACAAAGGGATTAGAAGGTTTGACAGAAGAGCAAATTGAGAAGTCTTTAAAAGAAATTGAATACATCTTCACAAAGATTATCATTTCTGATAAAGAAAAAGGCTACACAATTAATGAAGAAGAGCTTGCAAAATCACCTTATACAGATGCAGAGAAAAATGGAATGATCGCTTTCGCAAAATTAATGAATCAAGAAGTGACCACGAAAAGTAACACGGTAACTCGCTGTGTTGAGGATGCAGTTGGTATCGCTAAAGGTACTTTAAAGCATCTGCAAAAAGCAATAGATAAGGGAGATTGGATGACAGTGGCAGTATACTTAGGCGGTATGGGCCTTGCAATTAAGCCGAGCGTGTTATTCGTATTCATGCTTTTTTGTGGTGCGCCAGTAGCCAAAATTGCTCCTGCTCATGAATAA